CTCCTGTCGCTTCTTCTCCTTGCTTCTGTAAAAGCGCCAAAACATTTCGCGCATCTTTTCCATCCGTATAGGAAAGCATGACTGTTCCGCACGCTGGATTAATAGGAATGAACTGTCTGACAGGACCCGCACTTGTCACTTTCGGAATCTCCGAAAACCAGCTTTTTCCTTTTTCTGTTGGGAAGACAGCATAGGTTCGCACAAGAGGTTCCATTTTGACCTTCTGAAGCATGTGCCACTCTTGAAACAGAGGAATCTCAGCAAAGGCGTCACGATGAAGCGCACAAATGAGAGTAGGAGTTTGCCATACCACGTCTCCTTCCTTTGCCTTTGTTTTCACAAGCACCATAGCACCCAGAGTTTCAATCTCTGTTACAGGTTGGCCATACAGAAGAGACCCACCGAGGGACTCAAACTCCTGTTTCATACACTCCATGAGCGCAGAAAGACCTTCTTGAACAACTACATAGCCACTATAGGTTGACATTTCATCTTCAAACGAGATCAGTCCCATATCAGCACGGAGTGTATCCACTTCCGCACGATAGGGGAATTGTAAGAGAAGCGCATCTGCCTTTTCCTTTCCCAAAATATGTTGAAGGATATCACGTAACGTATGCTTTGCCAAAACGTCAGAAGGAAGCTCTCGTATCACAGGACTGAGTAGCCTGATGGTTTCTGTAAAAATATTTTTTGTAAGTATGCCATCTTCTTCATAGAGCATTTTCTCACCAATAGGGATTGTATGAAGGTTGTATTGTTTCAGGTATCCCAAGACTTTCTTGTGACTTGTATGAATGCGACCTGCGCCATTTTCCCATTGGAGCGTCGCACACCCTCCTTTCACATCTTCAATTTCTTTATGATAGGTCACCACGCGTCCTCCAGTATATGTATATTTCTCGAGAATCACTATCTTTAAAGAAGGTCTTTTCTGTAATAATTCAATACCACAGTGAAGACCTGCTATGCCAGCTCCTATAATAATAACGTCTGCGTTCATCTGTTGTTACTCAGCAAACCTTTTTAGCCATTCAACCACCTTTTCTGTTCTTGAATCACCTAATTGACTCATAAGTTTCTTATCCTTGATGATAAGAAAGGTGGGGATGCTGCGGATTCCACAGTATCCTGCCGTATAATCATTCAAATCAATGTCACACTTTAACCAAGATGCTTTGGGCAACATAGCTTGAATCTCAGGAAGGTTTAATTTCTTACAGGCGTTACACCACTTTGCGGTAAAATAAATCACTGTCAAGGGTGGAATCGGATTCTCTGTATGAGCACGACCTAACAAGACCTCAAACTCTTCCTGGGTTCGGAGGAGAGTCATCTCGTTCGTAGACTTTTCGGGGATACTCGTCATCTTCCTGTCTTCTAGGAACAGCGAATTTGCGAAGCAGGGCCGCGGCAAATCCACCTGCTATCAGAACACCCATGCCCATGACCATAATTGTATCGAGGTCCTTCGGGAAGATATCGGATGTTCCACCTCCTTTCTGTGGTGCTGGCACAGCAGGTAAAGCAGGAGCAGCAGGCAAAGCAGGAGGACTAGATGGTCCGAGTAATTTATCAATCATTTCGTTTGGATTTTGAGAAATACGTTTTTCAACCGCAGTGGCTAGTTTCTGACCCACTTTTGCCGCTGATTGTGCCATATCACTTGTGGCCTGGACAGCCCCTTTTGCGGAAGAAACTGTAGTGAATGCAGCGACAACAGGAATGTTGTTTGCTGCCTCATAGGCCTTTGCAAAGATAGCCACAATGATTTCTGGAATGAGAGGAAGTTTGCCTGTTTTGATGGCCTCGGCATATTTTGTAGTGTGAGCCGCAAGCTCTTGTTTTGCCTTCTCTTCTCCAATCAAGTTTGTAGCTGGATATTTTTCAAAAATGGTGAGCAAAGGATAGAGTGGCCAAGGATGACTCACGCCGTCCTTTTGGACAGAGCCACTTCTGAAAAACTCTAGGATTTGCGAAAAGAGGTAGAAGATAAAGGGTAAAATCAAGAAATTGCTAAAGAGTTTTAGAAGGCCACCATTGAAATCACCCACGAGTATATTGGGGATACCTGAAAATCCAATGAAAAGGGTCAATCCAATGTAGACAATCAGCAAAAGAGTAGAGAGAAGACCACCGTTGTAGGGAGAGGGTTGTGAAAATTCATCCACTTTCGATTTAGACACATTATGAAGAAGCTTATATCCATGACCGCTGACACCATAGGGAGTTGAGAATCCGTATTTTCCCACAAATTCCGATTCTTTCTCGCTTATCAATTGAAGTATATCGTAGAAATACCAAGCTCCCCAGAAAAATAGATTGATAAGGAACTTCATGACAGCCGTAAAAGGTGATCGGAGAGCCAATTTATCAATGCCCAAAAATCCTGTTATAGGGAAAAAGGCAAGAACTTTATAAAACCAAGCATCTACCATATATCCGCCCCAAAAGTCTCCGTGAGATGCATTTGGTTTAAAATCGCTTTTCTGGGCGTCTGCGCTCATTGCTATTTATACGATTCTTTGCTTTTCTGAGTTTTGAACTCTTATAAGCAGCGAATTTAGATTGTAAAGAGCAACCCACCAAATCCGTCCACAACACGCAGAACATTGTGGTTCGTGGCATAGATACGTGTGACGCAATTTCCTCTTGGAGGGACAGTTGTTTGATTTGTTGTCAGTTGCCAGACAATGCTGTCAATGCGAGAGGCATTCATAGAACCCGTCGGTTGGAGGTCTTCTGGTCTCAATGCGAAACTATAGACATAGATAAAATCTTCATTGGGAATCACAGTGTGACGCTGCCAAGGCTGAACAAGTCGGAAATAGCCCGCGTCTCGTTCTTGAAATCTATCTTGACCATCCAGTTGAAGGAGCGCATTTGATAGCAAATCTCTGCGAACACCTACTTCGGAGATGGGCAAACTACTGTAATTGAACCACTCGTGATAACTCTCCATAACATTGCGTTGAAGCACGAAAATAAACTCGCGAATCGGGTGATTGAACTCTACGCGGCACTGGAACTGCGATGCCGATTCAGGCAGACCAATGCTCGGTGTATATTGGACTTGCTCAATGAGATACTCGTGAGCATTACTGACAAAACGTCTGCGTTCCTCTACGTCTAAATAGACGTAATCGCCCCACAGTTGCATATTGGTAATTTTCGCAGGATTCACCGCCAGTGTATCGCAATTCGCCACCAATTCAGTTGTATAGAATAACTTTTGGAGAGGTCTCAGTGTGATATTGATACGGATGGGGTGATATTGAAGCGCAAGAAGTGGTAGGTAGAGTCCGGGATTTTTACAGAACCAGAAGCGCAAAGGAATATAGAGTTTCAAGGGACCATACAATGTAGGTGGCATAAATCCATCGGCCTTGCCAATCATATCATAAAACCCAAATTTTTGGTCTTCTGTTGTGGTTAAATTCGACCAGATTTCCATCCATTCACCCGTTTGTTTGTCAATCTCTTGCTCACCGACTTCAATGCTGATTTCTTCAATGAGAGCATGGCCAATTGCATTGGCGTAGGAAACGGGATCAACAGACCCAGCCAGGGTTAAGGCAGGGAGTGTTACTTCCAAAAAGACAGGTCCTAACAAGTCACCACGACGGGGAATTAAACAAGTCAGGCGTTTTCCAAAATCAGGATCTCCATCAAAATACAGAGGCATGCTTTCCACTGCAAAGTTTGTGTAACGTCTATACACCATTTTGAACCACGTAATTTGTGGATTTCCGGTCAGGAAAATGTCTTGTTTTCCTCTTGCGACCAATTGAAGTAAGCCTCCACCAGCGGTCATTCTATTCTATCTCTATAGGATATATGCTTAAATATCTCTTCTAACATCCGAAGAGAACTGCCGTATGGATCTCAACAATACGCTGCGACACTCGTATGATACTGAGATGTTAATCATGCGAACATTGTTCGCGCTAGATCCTGACACAAATATGCCTATTTCAACAAATTATGTTGTGACTACGGATGGTATAGGTGGTTTGGTATGGATGAATCCATTTCAAAATCTCAGCACAGCAGGCCCAGGAATTGGCTATCTGCCTAGCACAATCAATAGTTTGAGCAGCACTGTTGCGTCCTTGTCTACACAAGTCTCAAGTTTGTTAATAGGGCTGTCATCATTGTCTACAGTGCTAGGGCAATCGTATATTTCTTCTGGAATTTATGATGACCAGCTGACAAGCACAACAGTAGGACTTGGGAGCCTAGGATATCTTAGCACGCCTCAACTTGTAAGCACAGTTGAAGGATTAGGCACTGTAAATTATGTGAGCACGTCGCAGCTAACAAGCACTGTAGCATGGTTTTTAGATCCATCACGCTATGTTTCTACAGGCGCACTTGTAAGCACAACTGCTGGGCTTCTTTTAGCTCCACAAATTACTAGTACTGTAGCTGGCTTAGGGACGGCTGGTTACATTTCAACCTCTCAAATGGTAAGTACCG